TGACAAGGCCATTTTTGTTGGTTCTACCGCAGAACTGTCAAAAATACTAAAGAATAATGGACAATAAAGATTCTTACCGCGACAATCCATTACTGAAACGTGCTGGTGTACAATTAGAATACACACAAGAACAAGTTGATGAGTATATAAAGTGCGCTAAAGATCCAATATATTTTGCAAAAAATTATGTGAAGATCGTTAACGTTGATGAAGGTATCATTAACTTCAGAATGTGGCCGTTTCAGGAAGAAATGTTGAATCTGTTCAAAGATAACAGATTCGTAATCACAAAATGCCCTCGACAGGTTGGTAAAACCACCACAACAGTTGCATATTTGTTACACGCAACACTATTTCAAGACTCACAAAACGTTGCAGTTCTTGCAAACAAAGGTTCTTTGGCTAGAGATATTCTCGCAAAGTATCAACTGGCATATGAAAACTTACCAATGTGGTTGCAACAAGGTGTCATCACATGGAACAAAGGTAACGTTGAACTAGAAAACGGTTCAAAGATTATTGCTGCGTCCACATCATCCAGTGCTATCCGAGGTGGTGCATTTAACATTGTATTCTTGGACGAATTCGCTTTCGTTCCGCAAAATATTGCGACAGAGTTCTTCAACTCCGTTTATCCCGTTATCTCATCTGGTAAAAAGACAAAGATCATTATTGTTTCCACACCAAACGGCATGAATCTGTTCTATAAGTTGTGGATGGATTCGATCAACAAGAAGAACGATTATGTTCCGTTTGAGATTCACTGGTCGAACGTACCGGGAAGAGATGAAAAGTGGAAAGAAGAAACTATTCGAAACACTTCTTTACGCCAGTTCCAGCAGGAGTTTGAAACGGAGTTCTTGGGTTCATCCAACACACTGATTTCTGGTTACAAACTTCAGCAGTTGGTTTACGTAGACCCAATTGCTGATCACGACATGTTGAAAATCTATGAACATCCGATCAAAGAAATCAACGGACATCCAAAAGACAACCTGTATGCAATCGTAGTCGATGTGTCAGAAGGTAAAAACTTGGACAGTTCTGCGTTCTCTGTAATTGATATATCACAGACACCATATAAACAGGTTGCAACCTATAAGAGTTCTTCAATTTCACCAATTCTGTTCCCAACAGTCATCTACAACGCAGCAAAGTACTACAATGATGCATATGTTCTGGTAGAAATCAACAACAATCCACAGGTTGCAGACTCACTACATGCAGATTTCGAATACGAAAACTTGTGGAAAGTATTCACAGGCAATAAGAAACCACAACAACTGTCTGCCGGTTTTGCAAGAGGTGTGCAGATGGGCATTAAAATGTCGCCGCAAGTCAAGGCAATTGGTTGTTCAAACCTGAAAACTTTGATTGAAGGTGACAAACTATTAATTAATGATTTCGATACCTACTCCGAATTAACAACTTTTGTTCAACAAAACAATTCATTTAAGGCGGAAGATGGTGCAAATGATGACTTAGTTATGGGTCTAGTTATTTTTGCATGGTTAACAACACAAAAGTACTTTAAAGAAATTGTAAACCATGATGTTAGAAAACAAATTCAGTTGGAGAGCATGAACCAGGTAGATGAAGAGACTTTACCTGCGCCAATTATTGAAGATGGTCTAGAACACGACTTTGAAATAATGGGTGGAGATATATGGGAAGTTGCAAATGGAGGAGAAACATACGCAAACTTCATTCGAAAGACATTGAACGGTTTATAAAAACAGTCTTTCATAAATAACCATTATGGTATTCAACTGCCAAAAGAACAAATATTAATTCAAGGAGAATAAAATGGCATTTCAAATCTCTCCAGGCGTAAATGTTTCGGAAGTAGACTTAACAACAGTAGTCCCTTCCGTACTTACAACCGCCGGTGCTTTTGTTGGAACTTTTGATTGGGGTCCAGCACAAGAAATTATACTGACTGACAGTGAAGTCACTTTACTGAAAACTTTTGGCCAACCAAGTTCAAACTCTGCTGTATCATTCTTTTCAGCAGCAAACTTTTTGGCATATGGAAATAACTTAAGAGTTGTTCGCGCTGTCGGTGCAAATTGCAAAAATGCAACCGTTACGGCAGGTGCAGCTATTAGAGTAAACAACGAAAATATATTCCAAGAAAGCTACTTAAGCGCAAATACAAATACTTATGGTTCTTTCATGGCCAGATTTCCTGGTGCTTTAGGTAATTCTCTAAATGTTTCTGTTTGTTCAAGCAGCACACAATTTTCTACATGGGAACACAAATCACTTTTCACATCAGCTCCAGGCACATCAGATTATACTGAAGCTCTAGGTGGAACCGATGATGAAATGCACGTTGTTGTTGTTGACGAAGATGGTCTGTTCACTGGTGTCAAAGGCACCGTACTAGAAACATTCCAATTTGTTTCAAAAGCATCAGACGCAAAAATTAATGGTCAATCAAACTACTACAAACAAGTAATTTTTGATACATCCAACTATGTGTATTCAGTTGCACCAGTAGACTTTGCAAATACTGTGTCAACATGGGGTACAACAGCTGCAAATAAAACATATGCCACTCCAGTAAACACATATCAGTCTCTTGGCGGTGGTAATGATGAGTTGCCAGCCACAGGCGATCTACAGACTGGATGGGACCTGTTTGGTAACAAAGACACAGTTGATGTTTCTTTAGTTGTAACTGGTGATGCAAGTACAACGGTTCAACAATATGTAATCGATAATGTTGTTAACGCTCGTAAAGATTGCGTTGCATTCATTTCTCCAGCACAAGGAGATGTTGTTAATGAAACTGATGCAACTGCAACAACCAACATCACCACATGGTTATCTTCACTGTCACGCTCTTCATCATATGTTGTGGCAGACTCTGGTTGGAAGTATCAGTTTGACAAGTATAACAACGTGTATCGTTGGATACCACTGAACGGTGATATTGCCGGTCTATGTGTATACACCGACAACGTAACAGATCCTTGGTTCTCTCCAGCAGGTTTCAACCGTGGTGCTATCAAGAACGTTATCAAACTGGCATGGAACCCACCAAAGACATACCGTGACACACTGTATGCAGCAGGCGTAAACCCAGTTGTTTCTTTCCCTGGTCAAGGAACCATTCTGTTTGGTGACAAGACACTGTTGAACAAGCCTTCCGCATTTGATCGTATCAATGTCCGCAGACTGTTCATTGTTCTGGAAAAGGCAATCTCTGAAGCGTCCAGATTCTCACTGTTTGAATTGAACGATGAATTCACAAGATCACAATTCGTAACTTTGATTACTCCATTCCTACGTGACGTTCAAGGTCGCCGCGGTATCGTTGATTTCAAGGTTGTTTGCGATGCTACAAATAATACACCACAAGTTGTTGATAACAATCAGTTTGTTGGTGATATTTACATTAAGCCTGCTCGTTCAATTAACTACATTCAATTGAATTTTGTTGCTGTAGCTACAGGTGTTGAATTCAACACTATTGTTGGTGCAGCTTAATAAATAAACAATAACGGGAGAAAAAAATGGCATTTAATGTAGCAGAATTCAGATCAAACATGATTGGTGACGGCGCACGTGCCAATCTGTTTTCTGTAGATATGGTTCTACCAAGCTATGCACTAGCTGCACAGGCTGCAACAAACAAAATCAGATTCATGGCCAAGTCAGCACAGTTACCCGGTTCCACAATCGGAACAGTACCTATGTTCTACTTTGGTCGTGAAATGAAGTTTGCCGGCAACAGATCATTTGCAGATTGGACAATCACCATTGTTAACGATGAAGATTTCTTAATCAGAAACTCAATGGAAAGTTGGATGAATGCAATCAACAATCACAGATCAAACACAAGATCCGGTCTTGCACTGAGAAGTGGTGCAGGCCCAGCATCAACAGTTGGTGGTTACACAACCGACGCCAATGTTGTGCAGTACGGCAAAACAGGAAGTTCCATAAAGAATTATAACTTTGTTGGTATCTTCCCAATTGACATATCTGCAATCGACTTGGACTGGGGTTCAAACGATGCTATCGAAGAATTTACGGTAACATTTGCTTATCAGTATTGGGAAACCAATTCAACACCACCATCCGAAGGACAAATTGGATAATGGTGTTTTAACTTGAATTAAACGGAAGGGCCTTTTGGCTCTTCCATTTATGTTTTATTGATTTTATTATTAAATTTAAAGAAATATGGCCGATACAAATAAATTTTCACTTTTCGGATTTACAATCTCGCGTGATAAAAAAGAGCAAGAGGACTTTGCTCAGCAATCGTTTGCGCCTCCGGCCGCGGATGATGGCGCATTAACTATTTCTTCAGCTGCATATTATGGTACATATGTTGACCTAGACGGTACTGCAAAAAATGAAGTAGAATTAATTTCTAGATACCGTGAAATGGCAATGCAACCAGAAATTGAATCTGCAATCGATGACATAGTTAATGAAGCCATTGTACAAGACGATGATGGTAAGATCATCAATATAGTTTTAGACAACCTAAAACAACCAGACAGAATCAAAAAAGCCTTAAAAGAAGAGTTCAATTTAATTCTTAAATTATTGGACTACAACAATATGGCTCACGATATGTTCCGTAGATATTATGTTGATGGTAGAATGTATTACCACATCATTATCGACAAAGAAAATCCTGCTGAAGGTATTAAAGAATTACGTTATATTGATCCACGTAAGTTACGCAAAGTTCGTGAGATCAAGAAACAAAAAGATGAGAGAACTGGTGCAGAGGTAATGGCAACAGTCAATGAATATTACCTTTACAATGACAAGGTTGTCACTGGAAGTTCTTCCAACTATGGACCAGTTGGTGTTAGAATCACGACAGACTCCGTTATCTCCGTAGTCTCAGGACTCATGGATTCGCGCCGGGCAGTTGTTTTGAGTTATCTGCACAAGGCAATTAAGCCTTTGAACCAACTGCGAATGATTGAAGATGCAACAGTTATCTACCGCATCTCAAGAGCACCAGAACGCCGTATCTTCTACATCGACGTAGGCAACTTGCCAAAGTTAAAAGCGGAACAATATCTGCGTGATATCATGGTCAAATACAAAAACAAACTTGTATATGACGCAAACACTGGTGAAGTCCGTGACGACAGAAAGTTCTTATCCATGATGGAAGACTTCTGGTTACCACGTAGAGAAGGTGGCAAAGGTACAGAGATCACCACACTACCAGGCGGACAAAACCTGGGAGAACTGGAAGATGTGAAATATTTCCAGAAAAAACTATACGGTGCTTTGAGTGTTCCAGTTTCTAGACTGGAAACAAATCAAAGTTTCTCTTTAGGTCGTTCATCAGAAATTACACGTGATGAGATCAAGTTCTCCAAATTTGTTGCACGTATGCGTAACAAGTTTTCGGATGTTTTTGACCAGGCCATGCGCGTACAGTGTGTACTGAAAGGTATTTGTACCGCAGATGAATGGGATACGTTCAAAGAATATATCTATTTTGACTTTATTCAAGATAATAATTTCACAGAACTTAAAGAAGCTGAACTGATGAGAGATAGACTTTCTCTGTTACAGTCTGTGGATCCTTATACTGGTCGTTATTTCTCACAAAAATGGATTCAACAAAACGTGTTGCGTCTGACAGATGATCAGATTAAAGAAATGCAAGATCAAATTGATCTGGAAAAAGAACAAGGTTTAGGTTTACCAGTTGAGGTAACAAACTCTGTTGCACAGCAACAAATGTCTGGAGACATTCAAACTCAGCAACAGTTGCAAATGGCACAAGGTCAGGCTGAGATACAACAAGATATGGAAGCTCAACAACCTCAACAACAAGCAACTAAACCCAATAGTTCAAGCGACAAAAAGAAACAAACAAATTCTAGAGCCGACTTGAGTTTAGAAAATACCACATTCACTAAATTGAAGCGTATATTATAAGGAGATAGAAATGAGCGAAGTAACAAGAACCATAGTTGATTTTGCCGATGAAGGTGATGCAAAGAATATGCGTGATGCATTGTATTCTGCCATTCAAGACAAAGTGATGGCACATATTGATGCACACAAACAAAGTATTGCAAAAACATTAATTGCACCACAAGAGTCACAAGATTCGGAAGATGCCGTTGAAAACGCTTAAATACCTAAAATAATTTCAGGGATAAAAAATGGCTAACAAATATTCTTATCAAGTCCTAAAAGACGACACACAATTCGCAGTCATTAAACTGACAGCGGAATTTGATGGTACGGGACAAGAAAACAATACCGCAAGAATTGCTGCAAACACACTTTATGGTGCTCTAGCAACAAATGGTTATTTGGTTGCAAATTCTCAAGGTGGTGCAGCAAATACAACTCTATCATATTACGGTTTAAATGTTAATCGTATATGGTATGATACGTATACTGGAACAGGAGATGTTCAACTGTATTGGTCAAACACCGCAAGTGCATTAGCTAATGCAGGTGTACCAATAGTTTTCGTTCAAGGTAATGGTGAGTATGATGCGGGCGGCAATTGGATTACTATCAGAAATACCGATAAAACAGCGTTCAACAACGGAGACATTGGTATAGTAACAAGAGGTCAAGTCGCAAACTCAACTTACACTATCATTCTTGAACTACGTAAAGAAAACGAATACTACCAGCGCGGTCAGTTCAACGATCCTGCTGCATTCAACTACGGCGATTATTCGATCCGTCCATAAAAGGTAATAAAATGAAACTTATTAAAGAAATTACCGAGTCTGTAAATTATTTAACAGAAGAAAAAGATGGAAAGAAAACCCTTTTCATTGAGGGCCCTTTCCTCGTTTCTGAAAAAACAAATAAGAATGGACGCATGTATAAAGAAGAAACAATGCGTAAAGAAGTTTCACGTTATACAGAAGAATACATCAATAAAAATCGTGCCTTTGGTGAACTGGGACATCCAGATACACCTTCAATCAATCTCGACCGCGTTTCTCACTTAATCGTGGGTTTACGTCAAGAGGGAAATGATTGGATAGGCAAAGCTAAAATTCTTGAAACACCAATGGGCAACATTGCAAAGAATCTAATTGAGGGTGGAGCACAACTAGGTGTGTCATCTCGCGGTATGGGTTCTTTGAAAGCTGTCAATGGTATCAATATAGTTCAAGACGACTTTCATCTGGCCACAGCGGCAGATATTGTAGCAGATCCTTCTGCGCCTGGAGCTTTTGTTCAAGGCATTATGGAAGGTAAAGAATGGGTGTATGTTAACGGTATTTGGACTGAACAACATATCGAAGCTTCTCAGAAGTTAATTCAAAAAGCTTCTCGTAAAGATATCGAAAAAGTAAGTTTACAAATATTCGAAAACTTCATCAAAAAACTTTAATTATAAATATCCAATATAAAATCAAGGAGATTCTCAAAATGGGAAAATTTAATCTGACAGAAGCCGCTAAAGACATTTTGCAAGGCAACGTATCTGCAAAACACGGTGGCCAAGACGCACCACAAAAACTAAGTGGAGCAGTTGCTTATGGCACAAAAGAAGCTGGTGAAGTTGCTGGTGTTGCCGACAAGCAAGACGACGACAAACCAGATTATACAAAGGGCACACCAAGTGCTACACCTCCTGGTGCAACACCACCTGTTGGTGCACAACCTGGTGGCAAGTTATCTGGTCCAGCAGATTCAGAAGGTCGTAAAGACTTGGCGCATACTGTACAAGCTGACGCAACAGAATACGCTTCAATCCGTGACCGCGTTAAGGCTCGTTTAGCCGCACAAACAATGCAGTCAAATCCTGGCGCAGTATTTCATGCAGTTCCAGAAGAAACTGAAGTCGATTCAGAAGTCATTGCAGAAGCTGAACATGAGAAAGAAAAAGAAGGTCATGAGGACGAAGCTCAAGACAAAGCAATGATCAAGAAGATGATGAAGAAACAAAAAATGAAAGAAGACATGGACGCTGACGTTGATGCACTTCTTTCTGGTGAAAATCTCTCTGAAGAATTCAAAGAGAAAGCACAAACAATATTTGAAGCTGCCGTTATTTCACGTTCACATGCAATCGTGGAAGAAGTTGAAGAAGCTCTGTACGAAGAGTTCGAACTGGCTGTTGAAGAAGTCAAAGAAGAACTGGCAACTAAGCTAGACGACTACATCAACTATATGGCAGAAGAGTGGGTCAAAGAGAACCAACTGGCAATCGAAAAAGGTCTGCGCGCCGAAATCGTTGAAGATTTCATCCGTGGATTACATGACCTGTTCAAAGAACACTATATCGATATTCCAGAAGAAAAAGTGGATGTTGTCGAAGAACTGACAAACAAAGTTGAAGAACTTGAATCCACAATCAACGAACAGATCGAATCTGCTGTTCAGTTGAAGAAGGAATTAAACGAACACAAAAAGAATGAGGCTATACATGCAGTATGTGAGGGCCTAACGCAGACTCAAGTGGAAAAAATGAGACAACTCGCAGAGAGTGTTGATTTCACCACTGACGAAGAATTTGCAGACAAAC